CTGCATCTAAAGTAGAAACTTTGCTCAGTGACCTAGAGCAAGGAATGCATTTTCGTGTGTTTATAACAGGCGGTGGTTGTTCAGGGTTTGAGTATGGATTTACTTTTGATGAAGATCCAGAAGAAGATGATATTGTTATAGAAACTTCTGTGCCCATGTTAGTTGACAATCTAAGTTATCAATATTTAGATGGATCAATTGTAGATTATAGAGTTGACTTACAGGGTGCAAGATTTCTTATTGTAAATCCTAATGCAAAAACAACCTGCGGATGTGGAAACAGTTTTAGTATATGAAAATAACATTTAAACATTTAAAAACAGGCGAGACGGTAGTAAAAGATTGTAAAAAAATGCCCGATCATTTTAACAACCCAAACAGTGATAAAATGCTAGTTTGGAGTTATACTGATGGTTGTATTATGGATATAGAAAAGTCTACAATAATTAGCATAGAGGAAAATAAAAGTGGAAAAAGTAAGAAAAAACGTAAATGATATTATGGTTAAATTTAACTGGGATGAAACTGATTTAGTGATAGCTTCAGCGTCCATTAGTTTTGTTCTTTATGCTGTAATAGACTACTTGGTGTTCTGATGAGCTGGAGCTATAGAGTAGTTAAAAAAGAAGACATATATGGTATACATGAAGTCTACTATGATGACGATGGTAAGCCTGACATGTGCACAGAAAATTCAATCACAATGGATGCTGACTCTGCTGATGACTTAGAATGGATGATCAAGCAATTCAAAATTGCAATGAATCAACCTTGGTTAAACTACACAGATTTTTGCGAAGAAACAGATGACCCCACAACAAATAACTGAGCACAAACGCCAATGGAGACCTGGTTACGCTGTAAGATTACACAGCGATCTAGAAACTCGTGGCAAGGACTGGTGTAAGCGACAGTGTTCTCAAGAAGAATGGCATTTTCTGAAGTATACTAATGTATATGAGCATACATTTCAATTTGAAAATATAATGGCAGCACAAAATTTTGAAATGGAATTTGCCCCTTACACAAATCAATAACACAACAGGATACACATGAAAACAATACTAGTAACAGGCGGTGCAGGATTTATTGCACATCATTTTATAGACACAATTTTAAAAACAACCGATTGGCGCATAGTGTGCTTGGACAGATTGGATTACAGTGGAAACCTCAACAGGCTACATGAAGTTGTGTCTGCATATCCAGTAGAGACTCGCAAGCGTGTGCGTATTGTGCATCACGATCTAAAAGCAGAACTTAACCCGCAAATTGTTAGCACTATAGGCAAAGTGGATATTATTGCACACCTAGCAGCAGGCTCACATGTGGATCGCAGTATTAGTAATCCCATGGAATTTGTAATGGACAATGTTGTAGGCACCACAAACTTGTTAAACTATGCTCGTAACTTAGACAGTTTAGATCAGTTTATTTACTTCAGCACAGACGAAATATTTGGACCAGCGCCAGATGGTGTAAAGTATTCTGAAAACGATCGTTATAACAGTACCAATCCATACAGCGCAAGTAAAGCAGGTGGTGAGGAGATGGCGGTTGCATTTGAGAACACTTATGGCTTGCCAGTTATTATTACTCACACTATGAATGTGTTTGGTGAAAGACAGCATCCAGAAAAGTATATTCCCATGTGCATTAAGAGAACCAGAGATGGTGAACTTATCACAGTGCACAGTAACTCAGCTAAAACCAAAGCAGGTAGTAGACATTACATTCATGCTGAGGATGTTAGCAGTGCAGTAATGTTTTTATTGAATGCAGATTTAAGCAAGCTGGAACCAGACTATGGTAATGCAAAATGCCAGAAGTTTAATATTGTGGGTTCAGAGGAGTTAGACAATTTACAACTAGCACAGTTTATTGCTGATGTGCAAGGCAAACCTCTTAACTATGAGATGCTAGATTTCCACAGTGCTAGACCTGGACATGATTTACGTTATGCACTTAGCGGCGAAAAAATGGAACAAATGGGCTGGAAACCTCAACCTGTGTTTGATAGACTAGAGCAAACGGTAAAATGGACACTTGACAACAACCGATGGTTAGTTATATAATATACATATGAAATATGATTTTGATGTAGACATTGACTTAGCAGATCGATCTGAAATATTAAACATACTGGATCATACCCCAGCTAGTATATTAAAGGATGGCAAGTATACAAAACACAATACAGGTGTATACTTGCAAAATATTCCTGTAATGCCGTTGGAAGGATATAGTTCAATAGATCATAAACGTGCCGAAACAGAAGGCTGGTTTAAAGTAGACTTTCTTAACAATAGCATATACAAAGATATACGTAACGAAGATCATTTAGATACACTGCTAAACAGAGAACCTTTATGGGAACTGTTACAACATGAGGAAGTTGTCAACCAATTGTTTCATATTAATAAGTATATTGACTTAATGCAAGAGTATAAGCCTAGTAGCGTAGAACACTTAGCCATGCTGCTAGCAATTATCCGACCAGCCAAGCGACACTTACGGGGCTTGGACTGGTCAAATGTTACCAAAACTGTATGGCAAGCCCCAGTAGATAACTCCTACTATTTCAAGAAGTCTCACGCCATAAGCTATGCAATAGCTATTTGTGTTCAATTAAATTTAATTTGTGAGAAACTAAGTAGTTTTGCGGATTAGTTGGATACTGCGGCGTTTGATACGTTTCTTTAAAAGTGTTTGCATGCTAGTTACTGGACCAAAAAGTATTTTTACATCTTTGTTTGAAAATGTTTTGATACATTCCTTGAATCCAATCATTTCGTGCCTAAGAAAAATGTCAATAGGGATTTGCCGGTTACTTTCCCACCACCATAATTCTCCAAGTTCTAAGAATTTTTGTTTAAGATTTACTGAATGAATTGACTCTACGTCGTAAAATGTAGTAATTTGGTTATCTTGATTTATTACAATCCCTACATATTCTTTTCCTGCATAGGAAATACCAGTTAGAAACTCTAAATTCTCGTAATTATCATTGTCGCCTGCCATGTGTATTTATTTAGCAAAGATAAATATAGTTATGAGTAATACTGACAATAAATTATATCTCTATGAAAACAGCATTGATTTAGTTGTAACAACTGATCATATTTATGTGGATAACAGGCCTATGAATTCAAGATATCTAAAAATACACAAAGGTGTATCAAATGAACTTATTTTTAATGTAAGAAATAGGGATAGGAAGTTGCAAAATGTAGCTCCCGACACAATAAGAGCTTACATAGTAGATCCTACTACCGGTACTAGAGTGGTAACTAAAATATTAGAAAACACACTAGATTTAGGTAAAGTTAAACTGTATATCTTTGAAGGTGACATACAAAATTTATCTCAGGGTTTATATCATATGTTCCTAACTCGTTCTACCGTAGAAAACGAAGATACGCCGTTTTACGCTGATCAAAACAACAACATGCGCTTTACTATAGAAATCAGTGATCAAGGTTACGCAAGTCCTATTGCTACACAGGAACAAAACACTTTTGTACAAACATCTAACACTTTGTTAGGCGATGATGCAAATATTTTTGTAACAAATGCATTACTAGGTAATCTAGAGAAGAACTTTCCTAACGCATCCCACACTGCTGCATTCTATCTGGATGGCTTTACAGGAAACATCACAGTGCAAGCAAGTTGTATGCGATCAACTCCTGACTTAGAGGACCTAAGTACTGACTGGTTCGATGTAAACAGCTTGTCAATTTCAGACGCTAATATAACACTAGCCCACACTAATTTTCAAATTAACTGTAATTGGATTCGGGTAGTTAGCGAACCAATAACAGGTGATGTTTCTAAAGTACTACTTCGCAATTGACAAAATAATAAATTGTGCTATACTAGTTAAATGCTAGAAGAAATAGTTTCATCTGTACACAGTCTACTAACAGAACATTTGCCAATACGCAATTCTAAAACGCCTAGTGGCTGGATAACCTTTGACTGTGTTATGTGTCCAGACAAACGCAAACGTGCAGGAATTATACAGCAAGGTCCTCGTATAAGTTATAATTGTTTTAATTGCGGGTTTAAAACTGGCTGGAGTCCTAGTCCATTCTTAGGCAAAAAGTATAAGGAAATTGCGTCTAGGTTAGGCGCAGACAATAAAGCAGTTCATGCAGTTCAATTAGATCTTTTGAAGTACAGTGAAGAATTAGAATCGGCAGAAATAGACACATCGTTTAATTATATAAACAAAAAGTTTGATCCAGTTGAACTACCTGACAGTGCTATAAGTATAGATGACTTGCCTTCAAATCACGAACTTGTAGAATATGCTAAAAGCAGAGGAATATATGGACTGTACCCGTTATTACATTTTACAGATTTGCTAAACAAACGTAGAGTAATAGTACCTTTTATGTTTAATAATGAACTTGTGGGTTGGAGCGGTAGACATATAGCTCCCCCTGATAAAAACACAGCAAAATATTTACATAATCTGCAACCAGGATATGTGTTTAACATAGATCAATTTACAGCACAGGAACGAGAAATAATTATTGTGGTAGAAGGCATATTTGATGCTTTGCTTGTAGACGGAGTAAGCATTCTAGGTAATAAGGTTACAGCAGAACAGGCACATCTAATAACACAATTAAACAAGCGAGTAATCGTGTGCCCTGACAAAGATGAAGCAGGAAAAGAGTTAATTAAGCAAAGTATAGCATTAGGTTGGGAAGTAAGTTTTCCTCCCTGGGCACCTGACATAAAAGATGCAGCAGATGCTTGCGCCAAATACGGAAGGCTCGCAACTGTGGCAAGTATAATTAAACATGCAACAGACAATGATATTAAAAAAGAAGTTAAGATGAGGATGATGTGAGCGAAATTACAGAATACACAGAAGAAATACAGCATTTGTTTTTACAATTTTTAGTGAGTGACCCTGATTTGTTTAGCAGATGTCTAAACATCGTGGATGCTGATAATTGGAATCGTAAATTTAAACCCACAATAGAATTATTAATGAATCATAGTAAAGACTATAACACGATTCCAACACTGGAGCAAATACGTGCTGTGGGCAAAATTGATATTGAGGTAATACAGAATGTAACACCTGAGCATCAAGACTGGTTTCTTAACGAGTTTGAGACTTTTTGTAGGCACAAGGCATTAGAGAAAGCAATCATAGAAAGCACTGATGATTTGGAAAAGCAAAATTACGGTGCAGTAGAAGACAAGATTAAGAAGGCAGTTCAAATTGGGCTAGTGAAAGACTTGGGACTAGACTATTTTGACAATCCCAAAGAACGTTTAGAGTGGATTAAAGCACAGAGTGGCGCAACCAGTACGGGCTGGAAAGGCATTGATCAGAAGCTGTATGGCGGCGTAAACAGAGGTGAGATCACAATATTTGCAGGTGGTTCAGGTTCGGGCAAAAGTTTGTTCCTGCAGAACTTTGGTGTTAACTGGGCATTAGCAGGATTAAATGTTGTTTACATTAGTTTAGAGCTCAGTGAGCAGTTAGTAAGTATGCGTTTAGACAGCATGGTAAGTGGATATGCAGCAAAAGACATTATGCGTAACATGGATGATGTTGATCTAAAAGTGCGTATGAAAGGCAAAAAGTCTGGAAAATTGCGTGTTAAGTATATGCCTAGCGGAATGACAACAAATGATATACGTGTGTTTTTGCGAGAGTATGAGATTCAAAGTGGTATAAAAGTAGATTGTTTGTTAGTTGATTACTTAGACTTAATGAGTCCTATCAGTGTTAAGATTTCAGCAGAGAATATGTTTGTTAAAGACAAGTATGTGAGTGAAGAATTGCGTAATTTAGCAATGGAACGTAACCTATTAATGGTAACAGCAAGCCAGTTAAACAGAAGTGCAGTAGAAGAAATAGAGTTTGACCACAGTCATATTGCGGGTGGTATTAGTAAGATTAACACAGCAGACAATGTTGTGGGTATTTTTACTAGTAATGCTATGCGTGAGCGTGGTAGATATCAGATACAGTTTATGAAAACCAGAAGCAGTAGTGGTGTAGGACAAAAAGTAGACTTAAAATTTGACAAGGATACACTGCGTATTGAGGATTTGGAAGAAGGTGATGAGGACGCAATGAGTATGACTACAAGCAGCCTTATGTCTCAACTTAAAAAATCAGGCACAATCAAAGATGAACCCAAAGAGGAAAGTGTTGAGAGCAGCTTGCAGTTAAGAGATTTTCTTAAAAGAAAATGATAAATACTGTTAACTATAGCTAGAGGGAATTGCTGTGCGTAAAAGTAGAAGCATTCTGGAAGAACTTAACCAGATATCAGTTGACAGAGACAGACATCAGGTATTACAGAATCGTGGTGAACACGTTATTATTAGTGCTATTCATCTCATTGAACAGATTGAACAAAACTATGACGAACAAACAGCGAAAGATCTAACTAACAGGCTTATTAACAGCATTCGAGGAAGAGACAGCAATAAATTTGCTCGAGGAGTTAAGAAGACTCTCAATTAAGGCATTGTTATGGCTAAAAACGACAATCTATCTATAAGCGATGATTCTTCCATAACAATTCCATTACGTAACCTTATTGGATTAATTGCTACAGCAGGTGTTGTAGTAATGGGCTATTTCCAATTAACTGAACGAATCACAATGTTAGAACGTGATTTACATTTAGCAGAACGTTATATAGAACAAAACAGCGAATTCCGCATTAAATGGCCATTGGGTGAACTAGGTTCATTGCCTGCTGATGTAATGCAAGACAGCCAAATACTTGCATTAAATAAAGTAGTAACAGCCAATTCTGACTTTCGTATTAATTGGTCACCACCACCCGAAGTTCAGGAATCAGTTAGAACAAATCACGAACAAGAAATTAGAATTTCTTTCCTTCAAGACCGTGTAGCAGTTGTAGAAAAGCAACTGTCGTCTATAGGTCAAATGGCAGTAGTTCAAAGTGGACACGAAGCAGAAATTCGAACTCAGGGTGAAAAAATAGAAACACTGTTTGATCTCTGGAATTCTAAACCTCAATAATTAGTTGACACAATATAAAAATTGCTGTATAATAATTATATCGGAGTATAGCTCAGCTTGGTAGAGCACCTGCTTTGGGAGCAGGGGGTCGTTGGTTCGAATCCAGCTATTCCGACCAATTTAACTGCGGGTATAGCATAGTGGTAATGCTGCGGCCTTCCAAGCCTCAGAGTGGAGTTCGATTCTCCATACCCGCTCCAATAATTAAGAGTTGAACTCAATGAGTTTTTTATTAGAAGCAATAGCGATAATCATTGTAGTAACGTTGACATTGTATGCAGTCGCTTGGGCTGTTATAAACGATGATTCGGATTCACTAGACGATAAATAAAAATACAGGAGAATGGTTATGGAAATAAGTAACAATTCGTCTGGACAGGATGTTCTCGTAATCAGCAAGGATGCTGAAGACAGGATAAAAGAATTATTAACACCTGAATTACTGGGGCAACTTGGTATTTCAGTAAATGCAAACATACAAGATATTGTAGGTTTTTTATTAAAAGAATTTGATTTAACTCTGGAAGAATTACTAGAGTTATCTTCATCAGAATTATATGACTTACTTGCACTAGCTGTAGTATTACCTGCATTTAACCAGCAGTTTTCTGATAAAGAATTACTAGCAGAATTACTACCGGATGACGTAGCAGAATTTGATTTTGATGCGTTAGATCTAAATAACTTAGAAGCAACAGCGGCAGGTGGTTCAGAGGAAACTGGTGAAGGTGGTAGCACAATTGTTCAAGCTGAACGAATAGACACAGCAGGTGACGAAACCTCTGCACTAGCACAGGAGTTGCTCAACACAGAGCAAACACAAAACAATGATAATACACTATTACAACCAGACCAAACTACTCCTACAGATAATAATAACAGTGACAATAGTGTTATTGATGATTCTGCTGAGGGAACTAATGAGACTACTCAGACCAATGTGGAAGCAGAAAATACAACCGTTGATGAATCTAGTGAAAGCACAGGTACAGAAACAGCGAGCGAAACTGAGACAACTGAAAGCGCAGTAACGGAGGAAGTCAGCGATGAAACGTCTGATACTAATACTGAAACAACCGATAGTACTAATGTCAATAGTGATAATACTGCTAGTACTGGAGGTAACGATAGCAACGATGGATTAACAACTGACACATCGGACACTGTAGAGGATAATACAAATGAAGACACTAGCACTGAATCTACTGCTGGGGACACTGACAATACTAGTGATAGTGGGGATAATAGCACTGAGCAATCAGTTGTGGACACTAACGAATCCGCCTCAGACAGCACAACTGACTCAGAATCAAATACAAACACTGAAGGATCTGGACAGAATGATGCAGACCAAAATACAGCAGGCGCAAGCGCAGGCACAGACACGAGCGAACCAGAATCAACTACACCGGATACCGGACCTACCGATAGTACCACCACTGAATCTGAGCAGCAAGCAGATACAGGAACAGATACTGAGTCATCGGGACAAACAGACAATAGTGATACTTCACAACAAGAAGAAGTATCATCAGGAGCAGATACAGAAAGCGGAACGTCAGATCAAACAAATACAGACCAGACAAATGTTATAGAGGATAATAATGATAATGCATCTCCTATTGAAACTGATCAGGAAGATTCCTCGGGAACCGTTCCACTGGATGGGACTAATGTTGATACCGTTGTCGATGGCGGCACTAATGATGCTGGGAGTGATGATTCCACTACTAATTTGGAAGGCAATGTAAATGATACAACAGATCAAACTAATGACACACCAACTGATACAGGAACTGCCACTGATACTGGATCCCAAAGCACTGAAGATAATACTTCAGATAATAGCGGGACAAATGATGTTGATGGGAACAATAGCTCTAATGATACAGGCTCACAAGATACTGTAGAGATCCAACCTGTTGTAGAAACAAATCGCACAGAACAAACGGTTGTTACAGAAGAAATAACTTTTGGTGAATCAGTAACCCAAACAGAGTTTGAAGATACTACCCGAGATAATTTAGAGTTACGAGTTTATACTGATACAATTACAACTCCTGTTACAACAACATCCACTAGCATAACCAGCACAACTATTTCTTACAGTGATGGTACTACAGAAACAATTCAACAAGAGCCAGTGGTTACAGCAAGCACAACTGAGAATGTGGAAATAGTTTCCAGAGAAGATATTACGAATGCAACTCCATTATTAGTAGAGCAATCTTTCACTATTGACGCAGGACAATCTATTACAGGTAATATTTTTGAAGGTGGTGCGCCAGGTGATGGACCGTTCACTGTAGAGATTTTAAATTCCACAACTTCCTCATCATTAGAAATTGATGAACAGGGTAATTTTGTATATACTCCTGATGAAAATTACAGTGGCCTAAACAGAACACAGATCACAGTAACTGATGCAGATGGTGAAACCAGTGTTGCTAGATTTACCTTTAGTGTTATAAGTAACACCTTTAGTGCAAACTTGGCATCCGATTTACCTGACACAATACCAGATGCAGCAGACGACAACTATACTATAGTTGAAGGGACACAAGTTACTAGTAATCTATCTAGCAACGACAGCATTGAGGATCCTGACTCTGTTTTCGAACTGCTAACTCAGCCGGAAGTTGGTACGGTAACATTACGACCAAATGGTGTTTTTCTTTATACTGTTGACGAAGGTCTTACAGGAACACATACTTTTACATACCAAATAGTTGACTCTAACGGCGATACTAGTTCTGCAACTGTAACAATGACTGTTCTAGAGAAATCAGTGACCAGTGTTGTTGACGAGATAGTGTTATTAGATCAAACAGTAATTGATTTAAATCCTGTAGTAACAACAGAAGAAACAGACGTAATTTCGGTTACAGAAATTAACACAGAAGATCGTACTGAAGTGACAACTCAAACAGGTTATTATGCTGATACTAGCACTATTGAAACTGTTACAACCACTATTACGAAAACCGTTACTACTGTTTCATACAATAATAACACGCAAGACGTAAGCGAAACTGACCCAGAAACTGTGATTACTTCAGAATTCACAGCTACCACTGCTGACAGAGAAGAAGTATTGTCAGTAGAAACACTGGAAGTAGAGCCTGTTATTACTTATGAGGAAACTGTAGATGTTACTGTGGGAGACACGCTAACAGAAACCACTTACGAAGACGTAACAACCAGAGAAAACGATTTAGAGAACAATGTAGAAAACGTAACCATAACACGTAACTACACTGACGTTAACAATACTGATACAACTACCGTTACAACCACAACTCCTGTGTACACGTATACATTTAGTGATGGGACTGAAGTAGTTGAACTGGGTGAACCTGACATATTAACAGAAGTAACAACTGAAACCACAACAGATTCCCGCAGTGAAGAGATTTTTACTGGCACTGAAGAACCTGTTATTACTACTGAAGACGAAGTAATTACTGATGTTGTAGTGAGTGAACCAGTGCTTACAACAACCAGTAGCGAGCTAGTGACATCAGAAGTTAATAATGAAGATCGTACTTATGTAACAACAACTGACATAACTTATGTAGATACAACATCAGTAACTACAACAACAACTACAACTATTACGCCAGTGTTTACTATTACATATTCAGATGGCACAACAGAAACAGAACGTGGCGAAAGTGTAGTCACAGAAACAGCAGATGTAGCGGAGACGGCAGAGACTAGAACAGAAAGCGAAACTGTAACAGTGGATGCGGAAGTGACAGTTACAACTGCAACAACCACAGAAGTTATTCCTGGCGAGCCTACATCAGTTACTGAAAGAGGTGAAGGTGTTACTGTAATTGAAAATGATTTGGAAAATCAAATAGAAAACATAACGGTTAGTTACTCGCCAATTACCACAACTACTACGCCTGTAACAAATATAGAAACCACTGTTACAACAACAGTGTATACATATCCAGATGGCACTACCACAACTGTAACTGAAAGTGTTGCAAGCACCACATACGATCAAACTGTGGTAGTTGATCAGCAAGCCACAGAATATGAATACAGTTCACGACAACCTGAACTAGTAGTTACTTATGAGGAAGTTTCTGAAACTGTTGTAGGCGACACCACACTGGAAACAAGTTATGTGGATGACACTGTTACAGAAAATGATCTAGAAAACAATGTAGAGAATGTGACTGTTACTAGAACGCACACTGATGTAAATTCGACACCTACAACTGTGATCATCACTGTTACTCCAATTAGCACTTACGCTTACAGTGACGGCACAGTTGACGTGCAACGCGGTGATCCTGCTATTACTGAAACTGTTAGCACAGAGATAGTCACAACAACCAGGGAAGAAATCATATTTACTGGTGTTGAACAACCTGTTATTGAGACTGCATACACTGTGGTAGTAGAGGAAACTCAGGGAGAAAGTGTTACAGAAACCACATACGTTGACACGCCTGTTACTGAGATCGACCTTGAGGCTAAAACTGAGACAACCACTACTACTAGAACATACACGGATGTAACTACAACTCCTGTCACAACAACCACAACTACTACTCCAGAATATACTATTACATATTCGGACGGCACTGTGGAAACAGAAACTGGCGAAGCTGTGCAAGAAATTAGCACAACTAATGATGTATTTACAGCAGAAAGATCAGAAGATAGTGTTTCAGAAATTACAGTTACGCCTGTGACAACAATAGATGTTGTGGAAGAAGTTGCTGTTACTGTTAGTGAACCAGAACGGGTATCTACTGATACAACCACCGTTAGTCAGGATTACGAAGCTCACACGGAAACAACTACAGTAACCAGAGATTATACGGATACTATTGTAACAACTACAACAACAAACATATTTTTAACGCCTACAGATACTTATACCTTCACTGACGGACAACAGGTTGTGATAGTAAGAGACACTGTAAGCAATCAACAAAATGTTGGTGTACCAACTACAACTGAAGGGTCTTTTGTGGTTAGTGAAACCACTGTGGACATTGAGCCTGTGATTACTTACACTACAGTAGTAGAAGAAGTTGTAGGCGATCCTGTTACTGAAACAGTGTACCAAGATGTTGAAGGTAAGCAAATTGATTTAGAAAATAATATAGAGAACGATACTGTTACTCGCAATTTTACTGACACGATTACCACAACAACCACAACAACAGAAACAACCACAAGCCTATTGACTTACACTTATTCAAACGGCGAAGTTAGAACAGTTCAGGGCGAAACAACACAATCAGTTAGCACTTCAGATAGTGTGGATGTTGTTGAGCGTAGCGAAGTAATTTACGAAGGCACAACACTACCAGAAATAGAAACTACCTATATTACCGCAGTTACAAATGAAACAGGTGAAAGTGTTACTGAAGGTGTTTATAATGACGTAACCACAGTCCAAAACGATACAGTAGCACACACTAGTACTACAACTGTTACTAGAAATTACACTGACACGATTACTACCCCTAATACTGAAACAACAACTATTACGCCTGTGTATACACTTACATATTCAGATGGGTCAACAGAAACAGAATACGGTACGCCTGTTGTTACAGAAGTTGTAACCAATTCAGTTGAAGTAGTAGAGCGCTCAGAGACTATTAACGAAACTACAGCAGATGCAGTATTAGTTATTACTGATACAGTGACAACTGAAAGTGTACCAGGAACTCCTGTTACTGAAACAACTTTTAGTGATGCATCCGAAACAGTTAAGGATACGGAAAAATTAACCGAAACTACAACTGTCACTAGATCATATACTGATAACATTACTACGCCAACAGTTACCACAGTAACAACTGTACTCACATACACATACACTTATGCAGACGGTGAAGTGCAAAGTATTGAAGGCGATCCCACTGTTGGCAGCAGCACAACGTATGCAACTGAAACTGTGGAACGTTCAGAAGTAATATCCACAACCACAGTGAACGTCCAACCTGAAACAACTTACGAACAAACTGTTACCACAGTGGTAGGTGATCCAGTTATTGACACAGTGTTGATAGATTCAAGTACAAGTAGATTCATAGACACTGACAACAACAGGGAAGATGTTATCACTGTTGATACATATCAAACTACTACCACAGTAACAACTGTGGTTACAACAGAAACAACACCTATTTACACTTATACCTTTAGTGATGGCACTGTGATAGTTACTAACGGAGAGATCACAACTCAAGTTGAAACCAGTAACGCTGTGGATGTTGTGACCAGCACAGAATCAGACACAGTGTATGAGCAGCCAGTAATTACTGAGGAAGTTATATCCACAGTGGAAGTCACCAAGGACACAGGTGAAATTGTTACCACTTACACTGATGAGATTGTGGTTGAAAATGATCTGGATGCTAATAAGGAGATTATTACAACGACCAGGACGTTTACAGATGAGACGACTACTCCTGTAACAACAACTACTACCACGTACACTGAATACACATTAACCTATTCAGATGGTACTGTAGAGAAAGAACAGGGTGTTAGCACAGTTGAAGCAGTTAATAGTTCTGAAGTAACAACTGCTACTAGACAGGAAGTTTACACTGATACTGATGTGCCTGATTTGGTAGTTACTTACGACGTGGTCACGGAAGTTACTTCTGGCGAAACTGTTAGTGAAACAGTTGACACTGATACAGTTACTAGAACAATTGATTATGATAGCAATCAAGAGTCAGTGGTTACTGTTACAGTAAGTGTAACAACAAACACAACTCCAGTAACAACAACTGTTACCACAACACCAGTCAACACTTACACTTACAGCGATGACACAATAGAAGTTGAACGTGGAACCAGTGTGGTTGAAAGCACAACTGTTGACACTGTTACACAGGATACAACAACTACCAGTGATACTGAATACGAGCAGCCAGTTATAACGACCTCTGAGCAACAGGTAGTTACAACTGTGGTTGGAGATACAACCACTGAAACAACCAGTTCTGATGAAACAGTAACATCAAAAGATGTACCTAACAAAACTGAGACTACCACAGTTACTAGGTACTTCACAGACGTTGCTACAACTCCTACAACTGAAACTACAACTGTGACTCCTGTTTATACGTTAACATACTCAGACGGATCAACAGAAACAGAATACGGTACTAGTACCAGCACAGATGTGGTTACTACAGACAGTGTGACTACCAACAGAGAAACTGTAATATCAGAAAGCACAGTTAATATTGCACCTGTTGTCACGTATACTGTAACAGAAACTGAGGTAACATTAGATCCAGTGTTAACTGATACACAGGAATCTACCACAGTAACAACAGTAGAGGACGAAGAAAACGAGCGGGATGTTATAACAACCACCGTAACAACAACGGAAACGTTTAGCACTGAAACACAAACCACAACAGAAACAACACCCGTAAGCACTTACACTTACAGTGACGGCACTGTGGTTGTTCTAACGGGTTCTACCACAAGTGAAACAATCAGCACTTATGAAAGTTCTCAAACAGTTACTAGCGAGGACACTGTTACCTATGAAGAATGGCCTGATGATGAAGGCGATGGCAACAATGGTCACGGTAACGATGAGGATGGTACTGACGAAAGCAATCCTGGCAACAGCAACGGCAACAACGGCAACAACGGCGACAATAGCAACAACGGCGGCGGATCAGATGCTAACAATGGTTTTGGAAACGGAGACCAAGAAGCACCTGGCGGCAGTGAAGACAATAACAATGCTGAAAACTCCTCAGATGATGACACAGAAGAGGAAGAGGAAGACGAAGAAAGTAAAGGCAACGGCAAGGACAAAGACAAAGACAACGGTAAGGGCAAAATGAGTTACAATGACTTAATAGAAGAGGAGGCAGACGAAACTGTCCCTACTGGTACTGGCTTTGATGCAGGTTTAGAGGCTGCCATATACACAGATTTGCCAAAGTTTGAAACTTACACAGATCCCGATATAATCTGATAAATAACACTAAGTTAAGTTAGTTGTGGGAGACAAACATGGCTGGTAAAAAGAAACACACGGTAAATCTACCTGAAAGTGCCGATACCAATGGTGACGGGCACATATCTGACGAAGAATTAGAATCACATTTAAACCTAGAGCATAGACGTAAAGAACTTGAAGATTTAGATGCAATGAGAGATGCCCAACGCAAGATGACATGGTTTGCGTTATTCGGTTTATTGTTGTATCCATTCTGTGTAGTGCTTGCAGTTGGATTCGGGTTATCAAGTGCAGCAACAATTTTGGGCGATATGGCAGCAACGTACTTTGTGTCAGTTGCAGCTATTGTAGCAGCATTCTTTGGCGGACATGCTTACACAACTAAGAAATAAATAATTAGACAGTATACATAAAGGAAATACACAATGTACAGAGTAATCATAGGAATTATACTATGCTTCTCTACTATGTACACACACGCAGAGCCAATAATTGATCCGCCGTTGCCAGGTGAGTTGCCAGGTGATGAAAGAGAATCGCAACCGGCTCCAAATGATAATCGCCAGGAAGGTGATTTGAATACTAACACACAAAATTCTGTAGTAGACAGCAATAATAAAAGTACCACAAACATAGGTGCAGGCGCAGGCAGCCCGACACCAGTCACAACAGCCATAGCACCATCTCTTATGAGTAGTGGCAGCGATACGTGTTTACAAAGCAAGTCAGGCGGCATGCAATTATTAGACATGGGTTTATCAGCTGGTGCATACAAACAAGATGAAGAGTGTAATAGACGCAGGGATGCGAAAATGTTTAAAGATCTCGGTATGACTGTTGCAGCATTAAGCCGTATGTGTCAAAATGACGAGAACTGGAAAGCAATGTTCATGTCAGGTTCTCCATGCCCGATTATGGTGAACGGCAAATTGGTGTTTGGTAAACGTGCTGTTTTAGCAATGAAAACAAACCCAGAAGTGTACATCCCTCAGTATAAAAACAGAAAAAATAAAGCCTTCTATGACGCCGTATTAGGCATAGGGAATGAGGAATCAACTAATGGGAACGAAAATGAAAATGTTGCTACTGTTAGTGTTAGCGAGCGTTTCAGGACAAGCTCACGCAAATCAGTGGAATAGTATTGATCAGCTAGTAACAGCTAGTGGAGACATCAGAGACACATTTGATATGGGTATTAAAAGAATAGCTGGCCTCGGGTCGTTAGCAGCAACAGGTGAAATACACACAACAGACGGTATGTTAGATACTGACGCCGCAATTACTGAACAAAAACGTGTAGCTTATAATGCAGCTCTTGAAGCAGTACAAGCTGATATTTTTTCTAAAACTGCTGCTGAATATTTTACTGAACAAGCAGATAATAAGGCTGTCGACTTTGATAATGCGGTTAATGCATTCGTATCAGCAACAACCCCAGTTATCATGGCCACTGAAATCAGTGTACGATCATCAGAAGCACAACTTAGTGGTGACAACGCAGTTGCTAAAGAATTACAACAGGTAATTAATAATGATCCTGCATACATTTTAACAACCACTGAAGTAGTTGCCTACAACGATTCGCTTACAACAGTTGAACTTAGAGCAGAGCAATATGCAACTGCTGTAGCAATCAGAGATAACCAACAGTTTGTTGACAATTTTCAATCTCAGGCAGATGCATTTGGTCTTGACTTTATTGATGCAAGTGATCTAGTATTATCACGATTTGGTAATGATGCACCGGAGATTGATTATCCAGCAGCACATGTTTCATTTTTAAACGCAGCAATGACATTAACACAAGACGTAACTGCTAACTTCACAGCAACAACTGAATTGGTAGAATCGTGGGGAGAAGCAGATTCGTTTTATACTACTGGTCCTACAGCAGATCAATGCTTTTTTGCTACGGAAGTACAAAGAAATGACCCTGGTCATCCTTGTTACATACCATCATAATAAATAATACAACAGGAGAACACACATGGCAATAGAAGATATGGAATTAGACGTTGGCGGTACCAAGATTAAAGGAGTTTGGATCGCCATCCTCTTTTCATTTGCAAGCACAATAGGCGGCGGCATTTGGGCCGCCTCTGAATTCTTTTCCCGCTTATCAGCATTAGAAGAAACAGTCCAACAAGCACTTACTCAAAGCGAAATAACTAGCACTCGTTTTGATGATTTTAAAGAAGTTATTGATAAACAAGTTAACACTGTTAATGTTCAAATGGGTCAGGTATCACAAGAACTAGAGGACAACGATGTTAGTGGACTTCAGGGAAAACTTGCTACACTGGGCGCTAACTTAGAAACTATCATGGAACGTCAACGTGAACTGATTGCTATACAAGAACGTGTTGTACAAGTGGAAAAACAAATCACTGAAACAGCAACGTTAGTGCAAAAAGCAGAAAACATGATGCAAGATGCTGACAAAATAAACAATAAATTAGAACGTATACAAAAAGAAATAGAAGAAATTTGGGAAGGCATGGATTTTTTAGCTAATCCGTACTCTTCCTAGATAAATACATACATAACTAACACACAGGAGAAGCAATATGCCTTCCAGCATACCATTTGACTCTAGTTTAGTACTAGGGGAAATTATCAAAAAAGACAGAATCGAAGCGTTAATGAAGATTTCCGCAGCACAAGCACCAATTGATGCAGCACAAGAAAAACTTAACAACTATTTAAAAACCAAGCGTAGTTTAGACATGACTCGATTAGAGTTAGTAAATCTAAATATTGACGACAAAGCATTAAAAGAAATTGATGATGCAATGGTTGCGCTTGATAAAGATATTGCTGACGCCGCCAAAGATTACGTAAAAAAATCAGCAACAGGACTAAAAAACGTTGCGGAAGCAAAAACAGCAGCAGGCGCACAAGCAAATGGATCAATGATTGCTTACTCAGTTGAATCACCAGTTGATTGGGATAAATCATCACTTAAGACGTTTCCTATCAGTTCCGACTCAATGATATTAGATGCACAATACATACGTAACGAGTCACAAGCAGATGGCAGTGAAGCTCACGCAAAAGAAATTGCCAGTCATGCAAGCATACAGATATCAAGTATATTTGGTGGCAAGGTAGCCAGCAGTGCAGCATCAAGTGTAGCAAGTACAGCATTATCTCAAGTAAGCAAACATACGGTTGCTGGTACTTTAGTTATTACAGCAGTATGTACACATAAAAATGCACAGTTGTTTGCACCAATGGTACTGACCCCAGAGAAAGCAGTTGATGCCTGGAACTTCTGCAGAGAAGATGACAAACTGGATACAGATTATGCTGGTCTAACTGCGGCGATTGAAGAAGGCGAGACTAAAGCAAAATCTCCACCTATTAATGTATTGAGCGGTGTTACATATGGTTCTAGCTTTGTAGGCATGGTTCACGTATTACAAGCAGAAGCAACAACCAGTTCACAAACTTCAGAAGCAATGACTGCTGCCATGGAAACACAGTTTAAAGCAGGCATGTGGTTTAGTAAAGCACAAGGCAAGTTTGGTTTAGATCAGCAGTTTAGCAATAATATCAAGGACATGTTAAGCACCAGTGACGTTGAAACACATTGTAGTGTTGTAACAATGGGCTTGATTCCAACTCTCAAGAGCAATGCTATTAAGACATCTATCAGCCAATTGCAACCTAGTGCAGATGAAATCATGAGTCAAATAAATGCAATTCAGGGCGCCACTAACAAGCGTGTTGGCACAATGGGTTCAGAAGCAAACGACGGCAAAGTTGGGGCAGGATTTAAAGACCTTAATCAAGACTATACTAGTAGTGTTGTATCATCATTAAGCAAAGTAGACAATGAAAATAATCGTATTATTGACACCAACAGCTTGATGACTGCGTTTGATGACTATGTTGATCTTGCACACAACAGCGAAATTGGTGTGCCCATTAACTTTTATCTCAAGCCTATATCTAAAGCAGAAGTTGCACGTATCTACCAAAATGAATTTCAGGTACCTAATCCAGCACAAGATGTAGAAGCACCAGTTGTGCCAGCACCAGCTGATGGCAACTAAATCCTAGTTGTAAAAAACATAAATCCTGATAAATAGTATTAACTATTATTTGTCAGGATTTTTTTATGACTTCAAGGACTGTACTAACAGAAAGCGTATGGCAAGCGCTCAATGAAGATACCCAAAATTACTTAACCGAATGGGACCAGTTGGGTTTATATCTTCAAGAAAATGCTCATATATTTGAAGCAGAATTAACGCCACAGCAAATTAATGATATCTTTACTAATGCAGAACAGTATGCTGTCGATAGCGGCAGTTTCCAAACTAAATTAGGCAAAGTAGGCAATAAAGCAGCAGATGCTGGTAAAGCAGCAGTGGGCGGTGTTAAAGTTGCTGCTGATGTAATGGCTAAAGCTAATGCCCAACTTAATAAACTGGGAGCTGCAATACAAGATACTGCCCCCATTAAAGGCATTGATGCGGCATTTGAAAAAGCAAAAAAAGATTTATATGTAAAGCTAGGCGGTAAAGATTCTAAAGTAAATCAGGTAATAATGAAAGCAAGCCAACTGGCAAAAGATCATCCTGGCAAAACAAAGTTTTTAGTTGGTGCGTTAACAGTAGCAGCATCATTAGCAGCAGGCCCGGCAGGCGGCGCCGCAGCAGGTTATGTATTAAGAGGCGCAAGTGATTTAATTGCAGGTGAAAAACTCAGCACAGCAGTAGGCAAAGGTTTGAAGACAGCAGCAATGGGTTACTTGTCAGGCAAAGCATTTGAATTTGCAAAAGAAGTATTTCAGGATATAGCTAGTCCAGAAGATATAGCAGCAGTAGCAAACGATCCAGAACAAGTTGCAGCAGCCGCCAAAAAAGCAGGAGAAGCACTTCCTCCTAGGATGCCTTACCAGCAGTTTAGTAGGCAAGGGCGTATGATGGATTTGCAAGACATGAATGATACCATGAAAGATGTAGGCGGGCAGATGGGATTAAAACCACCGTTTGAGGCTAATTTTCAAATGGGAGTGCCTGTAGAAATTAATGGCGTGCCGGTGCCTCAAGATATATTAAGCGGAGTAGATCCCGTAATTCCTGGAGAGAACTTCAACGAGTTAAGGGATGCTTGGCGTGCCGAAAATGGAGTAGCTGCACCGCCTGCAGGAAGTGCGTTTGATAAGTTAGATGCAGCAGGTATGGAAGATGACTTTGCAGGCCCGGCAGTCGGCGCAGCAGATGCGGCAGGCGGAGCAGCAGATGCGGCAGGCGGAGCAGCAGATGCGGCAGGCGGAGCAGCAGATGCGGCAGGCGGAGCAGCCGGTGCAGCAGCAGACGCTGGATCTGCAATAAACATTGAAGATATACCTATGAAAGGAAATGGCAGGTTTGACGATCTGTCTGATGCGTTTACTTCATTAAGTTCAGATCAACAGGCAGTATTGTATGCTGATGAAATGGGATTAATGCCAAGCCCAGAGTTTGCACAGGGTTTAATTAATAACGATATTTTGCCAACAGCAACGGGTGGTGAAATACTTAATGTAATGAAACAAAACAGTGTAAATCCATTGGAGTATTACAAAGAATTAGAAGCAGTTGGTAAAATTGACGCCAATATATATACTAAAATTAGACAAAGTCTCGACAGTCTTAAGGCGGCAGGTAAATTAGATAATGATTATATGTGGGCAGAAAGCATAGATGTTGATAAACATAATGCATTGTATGAAACTGCTAAACTAAAATATATGTCTGGCATGCTACTTACAGAAACAGAACAACAAGTTTTAAATGAAGGCCCGTTAGATGCTATTAAGAAAGGCGCCGCTAAAGCTGCAAGCGCAGTTGGTGGTGCAGTAGCAAAAGGTGCTGCCAAAGTTGCACAGGGCGCGAAGTCTGCAGGCCGTGAACTTGGACAGCAAGTAACTGCTAAAAAATTAAACAGTTTATGGAAAAATGCAGGTGCTCCAACAGATGCTCCTAGCGTTTCTAGTATTTTAGCAAAAGCAGGTTTAGATAGCCAAGGCATATCAGCAGTTAGCACAGCCTCAAAAGTTGAGTTGCCAGCACCAGCAGCAACGCCAGCAGCAGCAACGCCAGCAGCAGCAACGCCAGCAGCAGCAACGCCAGCAGCAGCAACGCCAGCAGCAGGACAAGCAGCACCAGCAGGACAAGCAGCAACAGCAGAGCCTAAGAAGCAAGGCGCCATAAGTAAAATAGGTAAAGCAATCGGTGGTATGGCTAAAGGAGCTGTAGCAGGCGCTAAAGGAGCAGCACCAGCAGGACAAGCTGCACCAGCAGGACAAGCAGCACCAGCAGGACAAGCAGCACCAGCAGGACAAGCTGCACCAGCAGGACAAGCAGCAGGATTAAAAGGACGTATGCAAGGTGATCTCGACGATATGACCAAAGCACGAGCAGCCGCCGGATTAGACAATGAACCTGGACAAAAATCAGCCAGAGGAGCAGCACCAGATGCTAAAGGGGTTGCACAAGTTAAACCTAAAGCAGCACCTAAAGCAAAATCAGCAGGACCACAAAGTAGTGCAGATTTACCCAGAGGAACGTCATTTACTATTCCACAAAGTGGAGGCACTACTAAAGCATATCGTTGGGAAGGCGGAATGTGGAGTGAATTATCTCCTGGGGGCAAATGGCAAACAGGAAAAATTAAAAATGATTTAGCATTTAAGTTATACTTAGGTTCTAAAAAGAATGCAGCAGCAGATGCTAAGGCAATAAGCTGATGAGATTATACGAGGTATATCAAAATATTCGTAAACCCATAATGGAAGGCGGCAATGTATTTTCTGATGCTGTGCAGTTTGATCATTCAAACATAGACAGCATACTAGCAACAGTTAATAAGTACATGCAACCTACCGGTGCTAAACTAATTCCAATTGGATCAGGCGCTACACCTACAGCAGGCAAAAAGTCTGGTGACTTAGATGTAATTGTAGACCAAGGCACTATGAGCGAATATTTTCAAACAGATAAGCCCAAAGAAATTAAACAAAAAATACAAGGCTTGTTTGATGCAGCAGGGTTTGATACCAAAATGATAGGCATTAATGTGCATGTACGTGTACCACTAGAGCAAGGCAGTGCACAAGTAGACATTATGCTTGTGCCAGATGCAGAGAATATTTCCAAGTTTCATTTACATGATATACCAAAAGATTCTCCTTACAAAGGTAAACACAAGCAGATCGCAATGAGCAAGCTGGCTAATGCTAGCGGCATGATGTGGAGTGGATTTCAGGGGCTATTTGCCAGAGATGATGCAGGAAAAAAAGCAGAATTAATTAGTTCAAACTTAGATGAGATTGCAAAAGCATTAATAGGACCACAAGCAACTGCTAAAGACTTAGGCAGTGTGGAAAGCATATTGGCAGCGTTAGACCCACAACGTGCTGATCAATTAAAAGCAGAACTTGAAGCGGACCCTGCAGCATAATGGAATTAACCTTAATAGATCAAGAGCTTTCAGAATCTAAACTATACAGACATAGTCGTAAGTTTGGTGCATTAACGGGCGAAGAAATTGCTAATTTAGTTTATTTGCAAACAATGAGCGTTTATATGCTAAAAATGCAGCAAGATACAGATCATTTAGCTAAAGGATACGCTAAACATACTACTCAGTACGGCACTTATGCATTATTTAGAAGTCATGCAACCGACTTGTATACACTTTGCTATGCTGTATTGCATCCTGATAGCGATAGAATTGAGCTAAAAAATACAATAAGTAGTAAAAAGTTTCTGAGCAGTTGTAAATTTGCTAGTAAAGAACATATTACGTTTTTACGACAAATAGCTGACGGCAGTTTGCAAGATAGTAGATTAAACACTTACATGTTTCGATTAGAGTCGCAACTAAAAATATCTAACGGCAGGTACAAACAATGGCGTCGATATATTGTTAATTGGCCTAATGTAACCAAGAAAGCACAAGATAAAATTAAAAGAGCAATGCTAATGGAAATGGCTAGAATGGGCAGCGGCACAGTTAAAGCATCCGAATTATTTCCTATAATACGTAAATCCGTTAGCGGCACTCCTAAAAGAAACCAGTTAGACCACCCTTCTACAGCAAGTAGTGTAGCTGGCACAAGTGCTGGTGCGTCGGTAAGAAGATACACGGCAAGTAAGTTATTGGGGATTAACAACATTGCAGATTATTGGTCAGGAAATAAAAAATGAAAATTAATGAAATAGTAGTAGCAGAACAAATAAGAACATGGCAAGACATGGAACAAGAGATAATCCAGGATATTACACTAAAAACTGGAGATAGACCAGCACATTTAATGAAAATTAACACGCAGAAGGCAGCACAAGATGCTTTTGCTCTTTATTCCCAGGGCAAACCACAAAAAGATGCAATCTCTTCTGCGCTAGAAGCACAGGGTGTAACTAACAAAAAAATTCCTAAACATAAGGAAGAGCCTGCTACTACTCCTATAGTTCAGCCGCCCAAGATAAAAAAAGCAAGCAACCCTGAGAAAGCCCAACGCAACAAAGCACCAGTAAAGAAGTCTACACGCGGTACTACAGATTTTGACCAAATGATCAAAAAAGTACGTAAAAAAGGAAAAGAGTTAACTGATCCAGTAACAATACCTTTTAACCGAGGTAGGGAACTAGCTAATAGGTTACTACAATTTTAAAAAAATGATAAATAAAAGTAATATACTTTTTTAGGAGAATTAAAATGGCACAAGTAGATAGAAGAGCAGCCGGAAACGGATCAGGCTTAGGCCCAGTAACAAAAATCATCACAATCACAGATGGTGCTGATAATATTACACCAGCAGAACTTGCATCAGCAATTGCGTTTGTTGAGCAGTCTAAAGGTACTAATGGTACTGGCGATTCAGCGTTTTCAGTAGTAGGCGTTGCAGGAGCAGGAACAACAGTTGTACACCTTGCATTACAAGGTAGTGGTGATCTCACAGTTGGCGGCAACTTTAATGGCGTTGGCGATCACACCGCAGCATTAGTAGTTGATTTCGATAACTCATAATACAAATTAAGAGTAAATATTAAAGCACTCTTCGGAGTGCTTTTTTATGATTAAAATTACTTCATTAGATAAATACTAGTAACATAAATTTTTAGGAGAATTAAAAATGGCACAATCAAAAGGAAACGGCTCTGGTGTAGCAGAATTTGCAACAGGTACATTAGTAGCTAAATCAAACCTTAAAGCAATCAAAGTAGATTTGGGATTTGACATCTCAGGCGAAGACGATGCATCAGGCGAAGCTGTAGAAACAGCATTACAATTTGTTCAACCATTGATGTACATGGGTGTATCAGCTGATGCGACATCAGATGTTATTAACGGTCAAACTGAAGCAGCATATGACGGCGCTGGTTCAAACGGTAGTTTTGTTGGTGGAACAGGTTATGCAGCAGCAGAAGTTATCACTCTAAGCGATGGCTCTACTGTAACAGTTGATACAGTTGACGCTGGTGTGGTTACTGAGTTTACAATTTCTTCAGTTGGTGGCGCAAATTCAAGCGAAGGTGCTACACTAACAACTGCTAGTTCAACTGTAGCAGGTAACGATGACTTTACACTAACACTAGGTGGCGACAACGTTGCAGGCGGTGGCGGTGTATTCCATTGCATCGTTGATGGTTCACAATGTGATGTTGCAGCATTGCAAGCACAAATTCGTGCTGTAGGCACTGTAGCTGGTAACAACTTTGCTGGCGCAACAGTAGCATTAGGTTCAAGTATTACTGTAGCTTAAATTTATGCAATAGCGTAAATTGAATTTACATAATTACATAAAAAGCACTCTTCGGGGTGCTTTTTTTGACTAGAAAAAGATAAATACGTATAATATATTAATTTAGGAGAATTAAGATGGCACAAACAAAAATACATGGTGGAGTACAAATTAGCCAAGGTTTAACAGGCTCATTAACTCACGTAACATTAAGTTTTAATAGCATTGACGTTTCTGGAAAGTTAGCAGTGGGCGGCGCAGTAGAAAAGGCACTCGAACTAATCGCAGGCGCTGGTTTTAACCCAGTAATCATCGGTACACCTTTTGATTTAAATGCAACAGCAGACGCAATGCATGTAGCGTTAGAAGGCACGTTCGGTACTGATACATATGATGGTACAAACGCAGAAACAGTAGCGGCTCACTTGGAAGATGTTCTTATAGCAGTAGCAGCAACAATCGACGGCGTTAACTTTGCAAACATTCTTGTAACAGCGTTCGTATACTAAAAGAATCCTTACTACCTTAGGGACCGTGACAACGGAAGGCGTCACAACTAAAAGCACACTTTGGTGTGCTTTTTTTTTGATTTAAAAGTATGTAATCAGATAAATACTGTAAACAATGGGAACACACACAATGGCATTACCAAGATCAGGCGCTATGGGTAGCCAGGAAGTAGTTACTGGCAACATAGAATTTTACACACTTTATACTACATTAGACATAACACGCACAGGAGATTTTTCAGACAACTCTCAAAAAGATTTTGAAAGCGTTGTCCAAGTAATAGGGTTAAGAGCTATGCCTATTATTATGAATAATCCTGTAGAATTAAATGGTGTAGGTGGTAATGTTTTAGAAAATTATGGTGCGCAAACTGTTACAGGTCCAGGATGGATATTTAAGTTTGCATTCGAAAGATCAGAAGTGCACACTATACAAACACTAACTGACGAATTACACGGCATTGTTTTAAATGCTGGAGTTATAGATACAAAAAATACTGTAAATACAGAATTTGATAAACAGGACTTATTGTAATGGCAGACAAACAGACTAAAACAAGTACACAAAGATATGTTGAAAACAATAATATGGAAGCACATATTATTGCTGATATGTTACGTATAGAAGGGATCACTACTGAGTTACGAGAATTTAAAGATGATACAAAACAAAGATTAAATAAATTAGAGGGTTGGATAGTAACTATAGTAGGAGTTACTGTTACTACATTAATTGCAACTGTAGGATCATTACTCTTTAGGATAATTGGATGAAAATAGAACAAATAATTAGTGAAAAGAAACCAACAGACATGAAGTGTTGGGACGGATATAAAAAACAAGGCACTAAACCAGGTACCGGCAAAAACAAAGGTAAGAGAGTCAATAACTGTGTACCCGAAGAAGTATCTATTGATGATGACAATGCATTCTTTGAAGAGTTCGGTTGGGTTGAGGATAACCTAGAAGAAGCAGAATATCAAGGACGCAAAGTCAAACTTAACAAGCCCATGCAGGGCGATGTTAAAAAATTCAAAGTGTATGTAAAAGATCCTAAAACTGGCAATGTCAAGAAAGTAAACTTTGGGCACGGTGGTAGCAGTGTTAAAGGCAAAGCTATGCGAATACGCAAGAGCAATCCAAAAGCACGTAAGAGCTTTAGAGCAAGACATAACTGTGATAACCCAGGACCTAAAACAAAGGCTAGATATTGGTCATGTAGGAAATGGTAATATGAGATTAGATGAGTTGGGAGACGATATCACAGAAGCCAGAATGGT